CGTATAAAAACGACCTTAACCCCGTTCTTAAAGAAACCGCTGCTCTTACCGAAAGAATTGCGGCTGCCGTGCGAGGTAGTGCTACGGGTAACAGCAATACTGGTACTTCATCTATGTCTGGTGCTAGCCAGCCGCCTATTAATAAATCTGTTGGTGGACCTAATTTAAATACCGGAAGTCCTATTGATGCTGCTACTAATATCGGTGACTTTAGTAGAAATGCCCCTTCTGCAAGAGATTTAGGTTTTTCTGGTTCAAGTAGCATGACCTTCTCCAGAGTGGCCAGTGCGACTCGTGGAGCCGCTGCTACTATAATGGCTGCCGGGGCTGTAGCAATAGCCTCAGACGACTTTATCATGAATGATATAGCTAGACGCCGTTACGGATTCTATGGCGGAACGTACGGAGAAAAAGGGGCAAATTTTGGAGCACGTAACATCCAAAGCATGATGAATGCTGGAACCCCTATCAGCACATTAGATGCTGCTCAAGCAACTATGGCTGGAAATTCCATGGGGCTAATGAATGGCTTATCTAACTATGGAACTATATCCAGTAGCGTGGCTGGGTTATCTAACGTGATGCCGGGCGTAGGATTAGTTGGCGGTATGAATGCGGTAGCTGCGCTTAATCAGGGCTCAAGTATTAATAAACTTCGTATGATTGGTATTCAAGTTCGCGATAATAAAGGATTTATGCGCGGCGTAGAAGATATTGCTAAGGACGTATGGAGTCAATTAAATAAAATTAGGTCCGGAAGCAAAGCTATCAGCACTGAGGATTTGTCTTACTCTTTACAGCCTGGTATGAGCCTTGATATGATGCTTAACCAATATTTTAATGGAGACCCAGTTCTTCGTGAAGGTATTGTTGCTTATCTATACCAATTTGCTTCTGGAAAAGGAACCGGAACTGCTGGACTTAACGCTACTGGTGCTAATCCTAAAATTACTACCGCTATTGGTCAAAGACAAGCAGCAGAGTATAGATTGCTTAATTCGTTTACTACACCTGGAATTGAAGGAATTACTTTTGTAGACAATTCCCTTACTACTATGGCTAAATCTCTATCAGAAGTAGATGGAACAGCTAGAGCCCTTGTAGATACCTTTGTTAAATTTCAAACAGGTCTACAAACCCTGACGGGTGCTGCAAATGGCGCAGCTGGTCTTATTCTAGGTAACCTAACTAAAGCTGCGGCAGATTTTGGCGCAAATAACGTTGTACAAAATATTTTATCTGGAACTGTTGTTGTAGGAACTGGGCTTGTTGCACAAAACGCCCTAGAACATTTCTTTAGGGATTCTAATCAGCATCAATGGAACGACCCTAACCAACTTCTTCAACCTAGGCCAGACTCAAACAACAACACCCCTAATGCTCCTTATGGCGGACCATACGCTCCTCCCTCGGACACAGTAACTCAAACATTTAAATCTACTAACACAGCTGCTGGTTGGGCTAAAAGTTTTCTTCAAAAAATGGGTATCGATAACCCTACCGCAGCTAAGATAAATGTTGTTAAACAGTGGTTAATGCATGAAAACAAATCTGATAGTGGATATTTAGGTTTAAGAAATAACCCACTTAACGTGAAGTATGACTGGCTAGGTACGTCTTTAGGCCAAGATTCATATGGCATGTCTGTTTTTAAAACCGAAGATGAAGGTATTAGAAATACTATTCGGGCTTTGGGACAGCAGGGCTACGGGTTCCCAGCTATTGTTGAAGCATTCCAGGCTAAAGACTTTAATCCAAATGAAGCTTGGGCAAGAATTTCTGCTTCTCAATGGTCTGGTGGCCACTATATAGACCAAACTAACCCTAAAGATTATAAAATCTATTATTCAGGAAACACTTTCCATATTAATATTACAGGCGTTGAAGGTATGGACCCTAAAGAATTAGCGGATGCAATCAGAAACGCTCTAGATAACCCGAGGACAAACTAATGGCTGGAAATACATCAAGTTCTGCTAGCATCAGGTCTATGGGCTATGCTGGCCAGACCACAAACGTAACCGTATGGACTAATGGTCTTAAAGGTGGAACTACCAACATCTCCTCAATAAGCCCAAAAGCTATAAATATTGAGACAGTACCTGGAATTATTGACGCATTACGTAAAGGTCAGAATAACTACGCAGCTGTTATCTACAACAGCCCATTTGGTTCACAGATTCAAGTAATTGAAACAGCATCTGCAAACCAGACTTCGGCTCTGCAAAAAATAGGAACTCCAGTTTATTTGACCGACCAAAACGGTGAGAACCTTACAATTAACTACTATTACAAGCCTTCAAGTACTAATAACACTGCCTCTCTTTCAACGTCTAATATAACCGCTGCTGGAGCTACTAATAAAGCTGCTCCTACTCCCGCACAAAATCCTCTTGAGTATCAATGGAATTTGCCACCTCACAAGTGGAGTATGCCGTTTACTCCGGGCACTGATTTAAATAATATGCCTGACGGCTATAGAAAAGGCCACTCAAGTGACCGCTATCGTCGTGGTCGTATTTGGTGGAAGTACAATTCTAATGATTTGGCCGTTACGGACACTAATGGTAAACCTCAGCAAATTGATAGCGCAGACCGTAAATATGGATTCCAGTTCCTATGGAATCCTGAAAGCTTTGGCACTCAGGTTTCTGTGCAAATGGATGCTACGCCACAAAGCCAGGATAGATTCCTAAGCGGTGCTGGGTACTTCCCTGCAACAGAAACTATTGCGTTTACTCTGCGTATTGATAGAACAAATGACTTTGCGGCAGCTAATGCGCTATTCAAACGCCCTAGCAATATTGATATGGATATTAGCAACAGCGGAACAAATAACTTTATTAGCGTTAAAGAAGTCTCTACCTTAGTAAAGCATTATCAAAATGTAGGGTCTTTCAGCAGCCCAAATATCACTAATGGTAAAAAAGAAAATATTGAGACAAAGCTAATTGACTTATTCCAGCGAGGAACTTTAGCTGATATCGAATACTTATACAAAGCTATCAACGGCCCTGGTCCGGGCAACACTGCTTCTGGCGGAGATTACTGGAAGAACGCTCGTGGTATAATTACTGCGGATATTGGTTTCCTTATGCCTACTCTTTTGAACATCGACATTGGTCCTTTGTCTTACATCGGTTATGCAACATCACTTGGAGTAAATCACATCGGTTTCACGCCAGACATGATTCCTATTCGTAGCGATGTTTCAATTTCATTTAACTTGCTTGCAACTGCTGGTCTTACAGCTGGAGGTACTTCATAATGGCTATTTATATTGGCTCTAGATATGAAAATTCTGCCGTGGAGTTTTTTCAGTACAAACCACTTAACGACCCTAGGCCTACGGTATTTTATGAGTTTGGCGAAATTGGTCAAATAAACTACGTCAACTACACTTGGAGAACAGGTGACAGACTGGACCAACTAGCTGCTCAGTTTTATGTATATCCTGACCGTTGGTGGATTATTGCCCAAGCTAATCCAAAAGTGGAAGATTTTTTAAATATCCCTAATGGAACGATATTAAGGATACCTCGTGTCTAGTTACGTTACCATAGAGCTGCCTAATAGCCAATATCAATTTCAACGTGTCTATAGCGTTAACCTTCATCAAGAAAATTACCTGCATGATTACGCTACTCTTTACGTAAGAGATTGGGCTGTTAAGCCTACTCTGGTAAAACCGGGAACTCTTATTAAGCTTAATATACGCGGTAAAGATTTCCATGGGTACATTCATGACCTTAAAAATGTACAGGAAAACGGAAAAAACTTTACTAAGGTTGGATTTATTGGGGCGTCTTATGTAATGCGTCAAGCTAGTCAAAAGATATATTCAAATATGACGGCCGACCAGGTAATTACTATTATTGCTAAAAAATATAATTTTGCTTATAAAGTTACTGCTCACCCTCGCGTTTATCCGCAGATTAACCAGGCCGGATTAACTGACTGGCAGCTTATGGTTAAATTAGCTAAGGAATCTGGGTATTTCTTAAGAGCTGAAAATACGGAAATATACTTTCAACCATTTAATGAAGATTTTGATGACTTACATAGCCAGGCGCTTAGCTTTACAAAAGCTGATGGTGGTTTTAAACCGGTAAATCCTATTTATTCATTTAAACCTACAATTAGTGAAACTTTAAATAATATGGGGTTTGAAAAGGCATCAGTATCGGTAGCGGGTATAAACCCACTAACTGGGGATGATTTTAGGCACACTCAACAGGTTTCTTTTGACCCTAGCCGCCAGTTCTCTAACCCAGCTTTGTTTGATAAACACGCTACTACAACTGTAGTAAATGACTATGTAACTGCTACTCAGATATCTAAAACTGCTGATGAGAACAATAGATTTCCATATAAAGCTCAAGTTGAAGTTATTGGTGTCCCCTCGCTTAGACCCGGTATGCCTGTTTATTTAGGCAATGTCGGAACTGAATATTCTGGTTATTGGACTATTTTAGCTATAGAACATAAGATTATAGAAGAACATTTAAATCAACAGAGACATACCACTATTCTTACCGTTGCCACGGATTCACTAGGACAAATACTAGACCCTATTAAAAATGCTACTCCGCCGGTAGATAGAGTTAGAAAAATAATTCCTAATGTACGAAACACTACAGTGAAACCAAAAACTGTAATAAAGAAACCTGGATTAACTATAAAACCTACACAGGTAATAAGCTTAGTAAGTAAATCAAATCAGAAGTCGCCTTCTGGTCAATTGGTTACTCCAACTACTTGGGCTTCTACGCATGGTAGTTTAAATACTCCTGCCCCCAAAACACGTATGCAACCGGAAGTTATGGAAAAGGTGAGGTCAAATGCCCTTAGAAACTAGCTATCCTGGAATATACAGAGGTTTTGTAGTTGATACAAATGACCCTTTAAATGCTAATAGAGTTCGTCTAATTGTTCCTCAAATATCTGGAACTGAAATAACTAACTGGGCTTGGCCAATTAGCGGAACACCAATGGGTTCAAAAACACCATATGCTTCTGCCTATGACACAACTAATCAACCTGCTAGTCAACCAGGAACAGCTAACTCAACTGTAACGAATACTGCTAAAGTAATTACATTAAATACATTTTCTGAAGGCTATGGAATTTCTATAAAAGACGGAAGTAAGCTTACGTTTTCATATAAAGGACTTTATAATATACAATTTTCAGCTCAGTTTGTATCCACAAACTCTAGCTTGGCAAAAGTTCAAATATGGTTAGCTAAAAATGGGGTTAATTTAAGTCAAACTTCTGGAGTAGTAACTTTAAGCGGAACCGGAGCTGCTACTCTACCCGCATGGAACTATGTTTTAAATTTAAAAGCAAATGATTATTTGCAGCTATATTGGGCAACAGATGCTCCTCACGTATATTTAGGCGCAAATCCTGTGTCTTTGGGTGGAGCCCCTGACACACCTAGCGTTATACTTACTGCTGTTTTAGAAAGTGGTTATTTACCGTCTGCTGCAGACCCTTGCTGGGTCATGTTTGAAGGCGGCGACCCTAATTTCCCTCTATGGTTAGGAACATTCTAATGTCTAATTTAACTATGAATATCCCATTTACATTCTTAAAGGATAAAAATGGGTCGCCAGTTTCAGTGAGCGCAACAAATGATTTAGCCGTAATATGGCAAAATCGCGTGTTTTTGACGCTCTCTACTAGGCTTGGTGAGCGGGTTATGAGACCCGATTTTGGTAGTAATTTGCACAAAGCTGTATTTGAAAATTCCGTAGTTGCAGCTGAAATTGCCAAAGATAGTATCACTACCGCGTTTAGTCAGTGGCTTAGTGAGCTAAACTTGAAAGAGATAAAACCTACTTTTGATAAAAATACTAATAACCTAATTGTCACCGTTGTTTACGGCCTGCCAAATGGTGAAGTAGATAGTATTACAATTAATACTGGAATATTTAACCGTTCCGGTGAGATTATTTTGGAGATTAAATAATGGCTAACGTAACTACAAACTATGTACCGCAACTTGACTATACGTCTCGTGACTATGCGGCTATTAAGGCTGATTTAGTTGCCCTGGCTTCACAGTACAATCCTGGTTGGACAGCCACTAACGAAGCTGACCTAGGTGTAACCCTACTTGAGCTATTTGCCTATCTTGGAGATAATCTTAATTTCTATATCGACCGTATGGCTAATGAAGGATTTTTAGCAACAGCTAGCCAAGACCAGAGCGTGCTGCAATTAGCAGCTATGTTGGGATACACCCCATCTACTAATACTCCAGCAACAGTTACATTAACTTTTAGTAATACCTCAGCCTCATCACAAACAATCCCTGCTAAAACTCAAATAGCTTCTTCTGCTGTTGTAAATGGGCTTAGCACCCAAATTATTTTTGAAACCGATGCGGCTGTAACGGTACCAGTAGGAACAAACACTGCTACCCAAACAGCCACTCAAGGAGTTACTACAGGCCTTACTGAAGGTACCAGAGAAACCCTAGGTAATTCTAATGGAACACCTAACCAGCTGTTTAAAATTTCTCAGACTAACGTAATCATAAGTAGTATTTCTGTGTATGTTGCGGGTATTTCTTACTCCTACGGTCAAAACTTAATTGACTATACTCCTTATGATTCCGTGTTTACTACTATTACTAACGCTGATAATTTTACTTATGTTGTTTTTGGTGACGGTGTTGGTGGCCGTATTCCCCCTTCATCTCAGGAAATTAAAGTATCTTACCGCGTTGGCAATGGTGCTGACGGTAACGTAGGCGCAAACACCATTAACTCGTTTTTGACAAACATCACGTCCGGTATAACCGTGTTTAACCAATCTGCTGCTTCTGGTGGTTCAAATGACGAATCTGTGGATTCTATTAGATATAACGCCCCTCGTGCACTTAAGACACTACGCCGTGCTGTTTCTCTAAAGGATTACGGATATTTAGCACTTCAAGTAAATGGTGTTTCTAAAGCAATTGCTGATTCAGCATCATTTACAAACGTTACTTTGTATGCTACTCCTTTTGGAGATACCGGAAGTTCTACTGCTAGCGTTGGGCCAATTACAGGTGTGGCTATAACCGCTACTGGTGGTGGTGCCGGTACAGGTGGTATTACATATTCAGTAGCCAGCACGACTGGATTAGCTGTTGGACAGACTGTAACAATTACTGGTATTGCACCAAATAGCTATAACGTAAACAGTGCAACTATTACGGCTTTGACCACTAACATCAGCTTCACCATCGCCTCTGTGGCCACTGGAACGTTTAACTCGGGTTCTTCTACATCAAGTTTAGCTACAGTGCGTACTGGAAATAGCTCTGCCTTTACTGCTATTTCAACCGCTCTTACTAGTTACTTTACGGATAAAGTTGCACCTAACGTTTCTTTGACCGTTAGCCCAGCTACATATGTTCCTATTGATTTGGAAATGACGGTTCGTGTACTTCCACAGTACCAGAGCAGCTCAGTCCTTTCTCAAGTAAATACCGCAGTCGCTAACTTGGTATCTTTAGACAATTCATTCTTTGCGGATAGACTTCCAGTTCAATACATATTGAATGCAGCTTCAACAGTTGCTGGAGTTGATTACTCAACCGTAGAGCTTTTAAGATTTACAAGTAATCAGCAAATATTTGCCGTATCTGGTTGGTACAGGACATCGGGTGTTGTAACTTTAAACACTTTAGCTGTGGCTGGTGGAACCGCTCATAATATTACTGTCGGCCAACAAGTTCGTGTAAATGGAGTTGATACTTCTGTAGATGGTACATATACAGTTACTGCAGTAACTTCAACATCATTGTCTTTTTCAAATGGTGCAGGAACAAGCGGTAGCTCAGGAACACCTAACGCTGTATCTAGCATCACAAACTATGTAAAAGTTGTGCAGGTAGATTCTATTACCTGCGGCACTAACCAAATCCCAGCCAAGGGAACATTTACCATCACCGCTACTGGCGGAACTGCTTAAGGAGAATAATGGCTACATACCCATCTGGCGTTGCCAGTTTTACTACAAAAACTGACGGTGTTTCTACCGTAGTTGCGGCTGACCCTAATAATATTCAGGCTGAGGTCGTTGCTCTTGAGACCTATGTGGGAATTAACCCTAACGTATCTAAACTAGGTGGGACACTTCCTACCTATAATGGCTCTCCTACATCCGGAACTTTTGGCTCACTTGCGGCCCGTATAGATAACGTTGAGTCTGGTTTAACTAATGCTCTTAAGCTTGGGTATACACAATTATCTCAAACAACAGTTAACTCTAGCGGAACTAATTATTCAACTACAATTGCTGTTTCAGATTACACATATAAAAAATTGGTTATAACTGTAGAAATAACTAGCTGGACTTCTGGTGGAGCAACTACTCTAAAAGTTAATAACAGCGGTTCTGGTTTTTATGGCTACGACTTTTCTAGAGTTTTATACAGCACATCCACAAACGCAGGAACTATGGATGGGACTTATCAAGGTAATGGTGGATTTACATTAGGCTCTGCTGCCGGAACTATGGCTTCATACACCATTGAGTTACCTAATTATTGGAGCAACAACTCTTGGAAAACAATAACATCTATAGGAAATAGCGTTTTTCTTACTGGAGTTGCTGAAGACCCAAACAGAATAAGTAACTTGTACTTATTAACCACTGGTACTTTTACATACACACTTACCGTATACGGTGTTCGATAATAACTTAGTAGGCACATAAATGACAACTTACGGCTCTAGATTATATGGGTCATTTACTTACGGTTCTGTAAGTTCTGACTTAAATATATATCCATTTACGGCATCTTCTACAGACTATGGAGTAATAACTCTTACCTGGTCGCCGTCATCCGTATCCTCATTTAGCAAGTTCTTTTTAGTAAGAAACACTTTAGGATTTCCGCTTACTCCGGACGATGGCGATGTACTTATTAATGATGTCCCTAATGGAACAGTTGGTTATTATGTAGACAAGGGGGCTATTAGCCCATTTACCAATCCGCCAGGAACTCCATCATATACAAGAATGACTACTGCTGATAGACTTATAAACTCTACTATTGTAAAAGTTTATGACGTTAGTAATCTTGCTACTGGTCAATTAGTTACTGGGCCCTCTGGTGTTCAAGGTGGAACTCTTGTTACATCAATTAGCGGTACCACCATTACTTTAAATAAACCGTTAACTATTGCGGCAAATGCTGTATTAACATTTTCTTCCTCATCCTTAACTCCTGGAAAAACTTACTATTATTCCGCGTTTGCTTACTCTAATAGCACATGGACCAGGCTAGGAAACGCTATTGGTGTGTCAGTTAAAGACTATGATACCGCTGCAATGATGTACAAATCATTGCCGGAAGTGTACACCTTACCATCAGACTCTTCATTGTCTCAAAACTATGAGCTATTTAACTTCCTTAGAATTTTTGCATTTGAATATGACCTATTTAAAACTAATACTAACAATGCAAAAAATCGCTATGACGTTAGAGAATTAGATGCCAGACTTATTCCAGCATTATTGCAGGAGTTTGGTTTTAATTATGAAAGCGCAATGGGTGTTCAGCAAGCTAGAAAACTATTGCAATATGCTTCTTTGATTTATTTAACTAAAGGCTCTGTTGCTGGAGTTAAACGCTTTATTGCGGCCTTCTCTGGATACACAGCAGAACTTGGTACTCTTAAAAATCTGTTCCTAACTACCGACTGTGCATCATTTGAATCTACTGATGGGTATTGGGCTTTAGGTTCTTCTTCTAATAGCACTATGGCTATTGTTGCAACTGACGGAAGTGCGAGTCCATATGCAGAGTCAGGTTCTCCTTCAGGATATGCAAACGTTCAAAAAGGGTTACTAAAGTATACCTCAACTGGAACCACGACTATTACGTATGGGGTATCTCCTGACACTGTAACTATTCCTATTGCTAATAACCCAGTTTCAGCTACGGGTTCATTGGTTACGTTAAACACAGGAACTACCCCGCACGGTTTGTCAGTGGGTCAAACTATAATTATTTCGGGCCTTACCGCGTCCGGATACAATACAAATAACATGACTACTACAGTTACTGCTGTACCTAGTCCGACCAGCTTTACGTATGCCAACACAACAACTGGTTCTCTTACTGGGTCTGCAGGAACTGTAGCTGTATTTAATCCTGTGCTTTGGGGAATACCAGTAACAGCTGGAACCGCATATAGTTTTTCGGTATACAGTCGTGCTGCTACAACTTTCCGTTCAATCTCTCTAAACACTAACTGGTACGACAAAGATGGTAAATACCTTAGTTCTGCAACCGCTGCTAGCACAAACAATAGCACCTCAGCTTGGACCAGAATTAAGCAAGAAAACATTACTGCACCTACAAATGCTGTTTACGCTAGTCCACAGATTACTGTAACCTCAGCTGGTGCTAGCGAAGTTCATTACTTTGATGCAGCTCAATTTAATACCGGTACGACTGCTAATACATTTGCAGATGCTAGACGTATTGACATGTATCTTAAAGCAAATCGCATAAATAACATTCTTAATCCCAGCTTTGAATCCGCTATTACAAATTGGTCTGTACCAACTGGGGGTTCTGTGGCAACGGACGCTAGCGGTGCTATTACTGGAAGTACATCTTCTGGTAAAGTCACAGCAACTGGTAGCTCTAGTGTTCTTAATCAATCTGGAGTAACTGTAGTAGCTTCTAGTCCGCATACTTTAAGTGCTTATGTGAAAGGGACAGCGGGAACCACCGTATCTATGAATATTGCTTGGAAGGATAGTGTTGGCGGCAGCATATCTACTTCCACATCATCTACTACTACTCTTACTACATCTTTCCAAAGAATAAGTTATTTAGCTACTGCTCCGTCAAATGCGGCTACTGCTTCTATATCATTTATATTTGCAGGGGCTAGTACCAATACCTATAACGTAGATGCCGTTATGTTTGAAGCAAGTGCTACCCTAAATCCATATTTTGACGGTACTACTGGATATAACATTACAGATGATTTAATGTGGGAGAATAACGGAACTAATGCTAATAGTCGTAGTCTTTATCACAAAAACAAAACAACGGCCGTAAACAGGCTTGCAACTGTAATTCCGGAATACTTACCGGCTTGGTCTAACTGGGCTTTATTTACTGGCATCACCGTATCTTGACGTTTTATATTTTTTGTGTATACTGATACTTCCGTCACTAGGAGGTAAACATGAGACGAGTAACCATAGCGGTTATAGGTAACGCAAAAACAACTAGAGCTAATGTAGAGGCTCTAATAGGCGATGTAGTGGACTCAGTTGATGAGGCTATTATTGCCACAGTATATGACAAAGAACCATCGGATGGAATTTTATGGGCAGAGCAATGGGCTGCAGATAAAGAGATTCCAGTCCTTAGATACCCTAACAATGACTATGATTTATTGTTAGTAGAAAACTCCAGAGAAGACTTGAAGTTCTTTTTGCTATGGAGTGATGAAGACCCTGAATGCCAATTAGCGGCTTCAAGGGCACAGGAAGCCCGTGTGATGGCTTATGACCTTACAGATGGGTTAATACTTATACCGCTCAATTCAGAACCTATTTCAAGGCCTATGGAATCTGTAATGCCTACAATAGAAACCAAAGTTACAGATGATTTATTCCCGGAAAAGGAAAAAATTTCTATTATTGACAAGGCTTTGGCTGAAGAAACTGAAGAGTCTGATGATGACGATGAGTATGATAGCGAGTACGACCTAGAAGAAAATCTAGTAGTGCTGGTATCTGAAATGGGTAAAATATTTGCCCGCTCATTTGCTAAAGAGTTCAAGCGAATCATCAAGGGCTAATATGTCGCTTGAACTTAGTCGGCAAGCCCAGGATTGCCTTGCCTTTTTATACCTAAATCCTACTGTAACAATCAATCACCGTACCTTGATGGAACACAAGGGCTTAAGCAGACGCAAGAGTCTATCTGTTCTACAGGAGCTACGAGAAGCAAACTGCCTTAAATTAACTAGACTAATTGGGGGCGGAACTAAAACTAAAGTGGTAATGTCAGAAATGACCAAATCGGTACTATCTGGTTATCGCCATATAGCAGTACAGCTAGTAAGCAGTATTTACAATAGCTATACAGCTAGTACTACTAATATAGCTACAAATAAATTCCTCGACGGAGTCGAGGGGAAGGAAAAACAAGTGGGTTATGATTTCTTTGAAAAAACGTCGTCGTCAGATAACGACGAGATTATTCGTGAGCGGGATAAGCATATGGCTCAGAAAAAAGCTGAGTACGCTGAAATCCGTGAGGCTAAAGCGCAAAGACGCAAAGACCAGCACCGTTCAAAGATTGACCCAATCCACTGGACCTGCAAAGACGTTGCCTACGAATTTGCCGACCACATGGCCGACATCTGGTCAATTAAACCGTTCAGTGTTACTGAGTCCAGGTTTGTACAGGCACTCTCGGTATTCCGGAAACAACATGATACGAATGGTGAAATTGAACTCAGACTCATTGAATTATTCTTCATCACACTTAACCACGAAAAATACACAGACGGAAACCACCTTTGGAGAGCCTTCCTCTACAAAGCCCCCAGTTTGCTAACTCAGGCTCGGGAGAGTATCATCACAGTAGAGCAGATGGAAACGAACATTATTCGTGACCAAGAACTAACTAACCGTAAGCTTGCTCTGCTAGACGAGGATGAAAATGTATAAGCCAAACGATTTGCCGGCCCGTAGACGGACTTGGGTAAAGATTGCGAGTATTCCCCCAGCCAAGCTCGGATGGACCCTTGAGGACTGTACAGCGGTCCCTACGGACGTA